CAGAAAATACTGGATGAGAATCATCATCTTAAATCTTTACTTCAATCAGGAGAAAAGGAGTTAATAAGCACTTATCAATCCTCTGCTGAGTTAGAAATGGAGAAGGCTAAACGTAATTATAAGGAAGCTTATGACTACGGAAATACCGATGCAATCATCGAAGCACAAGAAGAATTGATGAAAGCGACAAATAAGCTTGACAAAGCTCAAAACTTCAGGCCTACTGCACAAAACGCCCATACAGGTGCACAATTACTACAAAAACAGCAACGCGCTGTACAGCAAGACCCGAAGGCAGCGGAATGGGTAGCCGAAAATCCGTGGTATGTTGACCCAACTAAGAAAGTCATGAGTAGATTCGCTGTAGGCATACACGAAGACCTTGTAGACACTTACGGGGATAAGTTCGTTGGAAGCGATGAATATTACAAACGTATCGACCAAGAAGTACAACGCAGATTCCCAGAAGAATTTAGCGATTCAAACGATGAGCCTAAAGCCCAACGTACATCAAAACTTAGCACGGTAGTAGCGTCTGCAAAGAGAAGCACAGCCCCTAAAAAGGTGTCACTCAGCAAGACTCAAGTTGCATTAGCCAAGAAATTTGGACTAACTAATGAACAATACGCCCGTGAACTAACCAAATTGGAGGCCTAAGATGGCTGATAACAGAATACAAAGAGATGTAACAACGCGTGATACTTCAGCCCGTCCTAAGCAGTGGGCACCAGCTGAACTTCTACCAGAACCGGATAAACAACCGGGCTATGCGTACAGATGGATTAGAACGTCAACATTAAATGCAGCTGACCCACGTAACCTTTCAGCAAAACTGAGAGAAGGCTGGGAACCTGTTAATGTGTCGGAACAACCGCAAATGCAACTGTTAATCGACCCTACTAGTCGTTTTAGAGACAACATAGAGATTGGTGGTTTATTGCTATGTAAGACCCCTACAGAATTTATTGAACAGCGTAATGAGCATTTCAATAAACAAACTCAGGCTCAAACAGAAGCAGTAGATAATAATTTAATGCGCCAAAGTGATCCTAGAATGCCACTCTTTAATGAGCGAAAATCTACAACATCATTTGGTAGACAATAGTTAATTTTAATTTTGGAGGTTTAATATGGCTTACCCTGTTGTAAGTGCCCCATACGGTCTGAAACCCGTAAGTTTGATTGGAGGTCAGGTTTTCGCTGGCTCTACTCGTGAATACCCTATCCAATACGGATATGCGGCTAACATCTTCTATGGTGACGCTGTTACTTTAGCTAGAGGTTCTATTGTACGTGCAGTTGTTAACACTACTGGTGCAGTTGTTGGTGTATTCTTAGGTTGTTCTTATACTAACCCAACCACTAAACAAAAGTTGTTTTCACAGTACTGGCCTACTGGAACTCTTGCTGGCGATGCTGTTGCTATCGTTAGTGACGATCCTGATGCTGTATTTAAAGCTGTTGTTTGTTCAGGTACTACTGTTGTTGGTGCTACTAGCAAAGCTATGATTGGTCAGAATATGGCTATGATTGATACTGCGGCTGGTAACATTGCTGCTGGTAACTCTACTAATGCTGTATTGGCTGTTGTTGCTGCTGGCGCTCCTGCTACTACTGCTGCTCTTCCATTACGTGTATTAGACGTAGTTCCTGAAACAGCTGTATCAGTTAGTGTTCCTAGTACTTCAACTACTACTACTAACATTACTATCCCTGCTAGTCCTGTAGCAATTCTTGCTGGCTCTGACGTTGCATTTGTTGCAGCTAATGGTCAAATTGTAGAAACAGGCTCATTTGTAACAACTGCTGTTGCTGTTGGTGGTACTACTATCGCCTTAAACTTAGCATCACAAGTTACAATCCCTGCTGCCGCTGTTATCGTTATTACTCAATACACTGAAGTATTGGTAAAGCTTAACTTTGGCGTTTCAAGTTACTACAACGCAACTGCTGCTTAAGGAGTTTAATAATGGCTATTTCACGCGCACAATTACTGAAAGAGTTGCTTCCGGGTCTTAACGCTCTTTTCGGTTTAGAATATGCTCGTTACGGTGAAGAACATAAAGAAATTTATGAAACTGAATCATCAGAACGTTCATTTGAAGAAGAAACAAAACTGTCTGGTTTCTCAGCAGCACCTGTCAAAAACGAAGGCTCAGCCATTAGTTATGACAATGCTCAAGAAGCTTGGACTGCTCGCTACAACCACGAAACTATTGCTTTAGGTTTTTCTTTAACTGAAGAAGCTATTGAAGATAACTTGTATGACTCTTTGTCTGCTCGTTATACTAAAGGTTTGGCTCGTGCTATGTCTTACACCAAACAAGTTAAAGGTGCTGCTGTTTTAAACAACGGTTTCTCTGCAGCTTATGTTGGTGGTGACGGCGTTGCGTTGTTCTCATCTGCTCACCCTTTAGTTAATGGCGCTACTAACAGCAACATTCCTTCTACTCCTGCTGATTTAAACGAAACTTCTTTAGAAGCGGCTGTTATCCAAATCGCTGCATGGACTGATGAGCGTGGCTTGTTGATTGCTGCTAAACCTAAAAAGCTGATCGTTCCACCTGCATTGCAATTCGTTGCAACTCGCTTGTTGGAAACTGAACAACGTGTAGGAACTGCTGACAATGACTTAAACGCATTGAAAAACAACGGTTCTATTCCACAAGGCTATGCTATTAACCATTTCTTGACTGATAGCAATGGGTGGTTCTTAACTACTGATGTACCTAATGGTATGAAGCATTTTGTTCGTGCTCCTATCACTAATGACATGAGTGGAGATTTCGACACCGGAAATGTAAGGTACCGCAGCCGCGAGCGTTACAGCTTCGGTTGGAGTGATCCCTTGAGTATGTACGGTTCTGCCGGCGCTTGATAGTAGAGGGCTCTGACTAAACTAAGGCTCACTTCGGTGGGCCTTTTTTATGTTTGCTATTTTTAAAAACATCTGTATAATATTACCTGTAACGAAACCCACAGGAGAATATAATGTACAGTGAATACCCAACCACTCGTAAAGAAGCGCAAGAAACCAAAGCAACTCATTATTTTACAGGCGTACCCTGTAAGCATGGGCATATAGCACTGCGTAAAACTAAAGGCACTTGCATGGATTGTTTAAAAATAGAATGGGAAGAAACTAATGCTAAACGTGCGTTATTGCCAAAATCGGAAGCTAGTAAAAAAGCAGGTAAGAAATACTATGAGAATAATAAAGAAGTTGTAAAATTAAGGGCTTTAAGTAGAAGTCCTGAAGATATTACAAAGTATAGAAAAACATGGAAGAAAGCCAATCCTGAACTAGTGTTAGCCAATGATAAACACCGCAGAACCAAGCACAAACAAGCTACACCTAAATGGCTTACTCAAGAACATAAGACAGAAATTAAACAGTTCTATTTAGATGCCATGCTTGTAAGTAAAGTAACTGGAGTACCCTATGCTGTAGATCATATTGTGCCGCTTCGTGGCGAGCTTGTTAGCGGCCTTCATGTGCCTTGGAACTTAGCAGTTATAACTCGTGAAGAAAATAGCAAAAAATCAAATAAAATAAACTTGCACGAATAATAAATCCGTAGTATAAGTACCCTAATACCGGGAATATCCGGCTTAGTAGACTGCCCCGGCAGACGCATAGAAGACTACTAAGCTTATACTTTCTATGAAGGAAACTAATATGTCACGTACTACATTTTCAGGTCCAGTCAAATCAGGTACTATCAAGTACAATCAATACAAAAACACTGGCACTACTGTTTTAAAACAAATTCAAACTGTTCCTTTCAACACCACTTTAACTTCAACTGTTACTAACTACTTACCTTCTGGTTGTCAGTTACTTAATATTGTTGTTGATGTCTTAACTGTATTTGACTCAGCTACTTCTGCTACACTGTCTGTAGGTAAAACTGCAGGTGGTACTGAATACGCTTCTGGTGTTAATACTAAAGCCGCCGCTGGTAGAATTACTCCTACGTTCACTGCTGCACAGCTTCTTGCTATGCAATCAACTACTTTAGACGTATCTAGTGCTATTACTGGCGAATCAGCTTGTTCTGCTATTGTTACTACTATTACTTCTGTAGGCCAACCTACTGCTGGTTCTGTTGTTGTGACTTTAACTTATGCACAACCTGATGATCGTTCAACTACGTTTGACGCTTAATAATTAATCTAAGGGGGCTAGAGTTGATCGACCTTAGCCTTAAACGAGAATGTATAAACCCGCCCTTAACTTTACACATTTAGGAGATTAATTATGGCTATGCAAACAGACGTCAAATCGGCTCACTCCAGTGCTTCTGTAGCATCAGGTGGTGTGTTGATGGTATCAGGTCGATATCGTATGAAGAGTGTTGTTATTGCTGGTGGGGTTGGTGCAGGTACTGTTACATTTAGAGATGGTTCTGCTACAGGCCCAATTCTGTTAACTCTAGACACAGGCACAAACTCTAACTTAAGCAGTATACTAATGCCCGGACAAGGTATATTATTTAATAGTGGTATGTTTTATGTCCCCGGAACTGTAGCACCTTTGGGTGTAACTGTAGTATATGGCTAAGTCATGGAGCATCGTAGAGAAGATGACCCAGCTATGCAAACAGTAAGAGAGCTTGCTACTCATAGCGCAGATATAAGACACCTTCAAACGGACATGGACAAAATGACTAAAGACATGGAAGAAATAAAGGACGCTATTAGAGAAATAAGTAAGACTTTATCTGAAGCTAAAGGTGGATGGAAGTTATTACTAGTAGTCGGCGGTATCGGTGCATCTGTAGCTACATTTGTTACTTGGGTTATTGATATGATTAAACACTAATGACTACTAAAAAAGCTCCAGTATTGTCAGTTGGTAGAGGGGAAAAGTTACCTGTATCTAAAGGTGCGGGATTAACAGCTAAAGGTAGAGCTAAGTATAACAACGCTACAGGCTCTAATCTAAAGGCTCCTCAACCTAGTGGCGGTCCGCGAAAGAAATCATTCTGTGCCAGAATGTCAGGTATGCCGGGTCCTATGAAGGATGAAAGTGGTAAACCTACACGAAAAGCAGCATCTTTAAAAAGGTGGAAATGCGGTGCCAAGTAAATCAAAGAAACAGCATAACTTTATGGAGATGATTGCTCATTCTCCTAAGATGGCAAAGAAAGCGGGTGTTCCGCAAGCAGTTGGTAAAGAGTTTGCCGCTGCCGACAAAGGTAAGAAATTTAACGAGGGCGGTAAAATGGCAACTAAAAAAGTTGATCTAAAGAAATTATTTAAAGGTAAAGAGTCTGTAAGCGAAGAGCTTAAAGAAGCTAAAGCTATTAAGTCTGGTAAGATTACCCCTATGCAATATGCTAAAGGTGAAAAATCTGAACCTGCTAAAAAGATGAAAGCTGGTGGTAAATGTTATAGAGCTGGTGGTTTTGTAAAAGCTGCTGACGGCGTTGCAACTAAAGGTAAAACAAAAGGGAAATTCGTCTAATGGCTACTAAAAAGAAAGAAGGTAAAGACGATAATAAAGTAAAACGCCAACAAGCTGCTGACGCTATTAGACGAGCTGATATTGAAAGTGAAATGCTTTCTAAAAGAGATGACCGCCCTATGGCTGTAGCAAGA